AATCATGCAGCCCCTAGCGGTTATTGTAGCTGTGCCAAAAGTAAGGTCTGAAAAATCAGTAAACCCAGTAGTACCACTTGATGTAGGATCCACTCTTGTTAAATTAGCTCCACCAGAAGTGTAGTTTGTACCGCTTGCTTGTCCTGTAGTTGTAAAAGCAGTTGTAGTTGCTCCTAAAGTAGCAGAACTTGTATACAAGGCTAGTTTAAACGTACCTCCTCCAGAGTTTTTAAAGTTGTGAACTCCTTCTAAAAGCTGTTTTTTAAAGCTGGTTGTCAGCGTAGATGTTATAGCCATAATTATATCCTTTTTACTATGTTAGCTAGTTCTTCTTCTCCTCCCTTTAACAGTTCTTGAATCAAACTGGCTTTGTACGATTTTATAGCATTTTTTATGTAAATTAAACAAACCTTTTTTATCTCTTCTTCGTACGCTTTTGCTTGCGCCTCAATGTGTGGCTCTAAGTCTTCAGAGGTGCCTACTAACTTTTCTGTTAATCGTTCTGCCCAAAACTCTGGTGGATGGCCACCGTAGTTAGTTGTTTTTGCTTCAATGACGCCTAACGCGGGCATCCCTTCGGGTGTTATTTTATCTACCATTTTTTTGGCTCCGGTGGTTTTAGATGAGAGTCGTAACGGTCAACCAAAACACTCTCTTGTTGAACAATGCTGCGCACAGCTTCGCTTTTTCTTCTTGCCGTTAGCCCTGTCTCTTCAAGCACAGGGATCAACGGATCCGCTAGTCTGTGGTAGCCGTAAAGTTTTTCTTCGTCAGGCACGTCTGCATCTAACAGTCCGCTGGTTTTTGCTACTTCTATCTGCATCCCAGCATCGCTGCATTTAGACAACCAAAACTCTGTACAGGCTCTGCCTGCTTCAGCAAAGTGTATGTTTTCTTTGTATGAAAAATCTACGCCAAAAAGTTTTAGTGTGCCGACTTGCTGATACAAAGCAAAAGCCACTGCGTACGCTGTAGTGTTGTTTAAGTAGTGACAGTTTGTAGCAGAAAGAACTTCTTTTATAGGATACTCAACTAAGCCCGGACAACGATCATCTAGCTCACAAGTGTAGATAGGACCTTTGTGGTTTAGTAATACTTCAGTCATACCACTAGTTTGTCCGCCAGCGTCATCAGTGTCTAAGAATCTAGACGCTGGGTCCAGCATAAAAACTCTATCGTGATAGATTACGTTGCTGACTGCATTGATAGCCCAAACTTCATCAAAGTTGTGGCCGTGTGATTTAGCTAAACAGTATTCGAACCAAGATCTACCTAGTCCGACTATTGCTACTGTCTTGCCTTTTAGTTTTTCTTCAATCAAATTATGTTACTTGAGAGCGCAGTGAATCATAGCGATACTCGTCACGTCTGCCTCTAGCTTCCGCCCTGTTCTTGAGTCTATCTATTTCAGCCATAAATCTAGCTTCATACTGTTGCTGTATGTCTGGCTCCCCTTTCATAAACGTATATGCCTCTGCTAACGCTCCGTACAACATAGCGTTTCTGGCATTGTTAGATAGCCAAGTGCCTGTTGTGCTAGATACTAAACTAGCAGGTTTATACAAATAGTGTAGTTCTACACTGTACGAGCTATCTGGAACAGGAGCCAATATTATTGTGCTGCCGTTATCAGAGCCCGTTGAAAGTTCTTTATCAAAGTCCGCGTAATATCTAGGTAAAGCTCGAAGCGAAGTATCGCTTGGATCTTTGTTGTATTCCTGCATAAAACTAGGATGCTTCTTGCTTAAAAAATGGTAATCGCTGCTGCCGTCTATAACAGCTAGTGAAAAGCTACTTACGAAATCGTCCGGGCAAGTTAAGAATCTATTGCCCGCTGTTACTGTTCCTTGTACGTTTTTTCTAAACACATCGAACTGAACCAGTTCAAATATTCTTTCCTCTGTGGTTTTTATGATGTCGTTCAACGTATTCGTAAACGTAGTCTCACTATTCTCTACGTAGTTTTGAATTAGCGTTTTAAATTCTGTTAACGTCATATTAAGGTGTGTTAGCCGTACCACCCATACCAGAGTGATTTGTACAGTAATAATATAATGTTGGCGCTCCAGAAGCTACCGTTATTTGTGTGTACGCGCCTGAGCTGCCCGGCGTTCCGTTTGTGGTTACTCCTGTAGTGTATTCAGAACCACCGCCGTGCGTACCGTTAGCCGTGGTAGAAAACCTAAGCGGGTGACCGCTGTTAGAAGAATCTGATTGGTCAAACCTATAAGTGCTGCCTTCATTAAGGGTTAAAGTTGGATACACCACACCATCTATGTAATATCTGTTGCCTCCTAAATAAGAAGCTACGGTAACAGTGTAAGTAGTTATGCCGGTGGCTGTGTTAACAGTTACTGTACCTAAAGCCGATAGTCCTACCTGAGTAGTAAGAGTGACAGAATCTGTAATCTCTCCTGATATAGATACAGTTCCCAAAGAAGCCGTAGCTGATTGACCTGTAGCAGTCAAAGGATTGTCTGTTATGGTTACAGTTCCCAGTGCCGTAGTAGCTCCGTCTAAACTAAACGGTCTACCTATTAAGTCGTTAGTAGCAGTTAAATCAGTGCCAAGAACTCTAACGATACCTTTATCAAACCCTTGATCGCCGGTTCTAGGATCAGGTCTTGGATCTCTTAATGCTTCTGGATCGGCTGGTTGCGGTCTGGGCTGTAGCTGCGGGTGTTTAGGACTGTAGTCTTGCGGACAAACTTTTAGTCCGTCCCATTGTTTTCTAAGTTGGTTTAAACGATATCTTTGTCCGCAAATATCGCAAATGCCGTAGGCTTTTTTACCAACTGCAAAAGGCATTAAATAATAGTTCTGTTAGGCAAGAATCTTGAACTAACACTATCTATGTCCTCAAACGCTGCCCTATCGAACTCCTCGTCGTAAATTTGTTTCATAATCTGTATCTTCTCTGGCGCTCTTTTCATAGCTATGTAATAAGCCAGACCGGATACCATGCACGGTATAAACCTGAATACTATCTCCATGTTGTTAGTGTAGTCACCGACATCTTGTATTCTGGTTAGTGCGTTGTATTTAATTATGTCAGTAGAGTTTTCTGGTGTTGGAAAAAGTTTGATTGCCGGGGTAGTTTGTCTGTCTAAGAAAAACTGATTAGGTCTAGCCTGTAGAGTTTTCTCTGGCGTAAACAAATAATCCGATCTACTGATTCTTTCCAGTTGTATATCAATGCTGTCTCTTGTAACGACAGCTTCGGTCACATCGATGATATCTGTATCTAAACTGTAGCTTGATGTGCCTTGAGTGACAGTAAAGCTACGTTGCTCTACGGTCCATTGGTTTAAACCACGATTAGCCCAGTCGGCCATCATGATGTTTAAAGATCTTCTAGCTGTATCTAAATCGTAGCCTGTTCTGAGTTCTAGCCCACAACGTTCATACGCTTCTTCGATAAGCTCGTCTATTGTTAAGTCAAATCCTGTTGATCCTGAAGTAGCCATATTGTTTCCTTTTGTGGTGTAACCGGACAAGAACAGTTGCCCGGTTACTCAAACGATCACAAATATTCTCTCTTTAGAAGTGTTTTGTCAAAACTAAAATAATTGAATAAGCGTCGCCGCTTGAGTGTCCCACCGTTGTAAAGTCTATATCTCCTGTTTTACCTGATCCAGCATTGTTGGGAATACCTGAAAATAAATCGTAGTATTCGTCACCTGTGCTGTCCGCTGGTAATGGTACTGCTAATACGTTAGTTGACGCATCGAACTCAATGTCAACTCCCATACCTCTGCACGCCCAGTAGATTCTTGAGATAGTAACAGCTGTGCACGCATTACCGTCACTGTCTGTTGCTAGTGCTGAAACATCTACTTTTTTAACAGAAGCCTCTCCTGTTCCGTCAGACTCGTTTGTAAACTTCAAGATGGCAGTTCTACCGCCATCTTGAATAGTTTGACTTGTTACTGTATCAGCCATAATTTATCTCCTATTACGCGTCAGCAAATGGAGTAACTATAGTGCCTGAACCTAAGATGATTCCTTCTACTGCATATTTAGCAGAAGCGATAGCAGTTACCTTAACGATACTTCCTGCTAGTCCACCTTTTGTTGATCCGTTCATTGTAATTACGTCGTTAGTAGCGCCTGATATAAAAGTTTTACCAGTGGCATCGTCTTTACCAGTGTAAAGCCCACCGACAAATTTATCTGTACCATCAGTTAAGATGTCCATGTCAGTAGCTGCTGTTTCTACTACGAAGAAGAAACTGGCTCCTAAATTATTTAATTGATTAGGATCGTCGTCTCTGCCCGGAGCAGTAGCAACAATACTAGGTAAAGTAAATTTACCGTCAGCATCGTTAGTAGTTAAAATTTTTCCCGCGTGTGCAGCCACAGTTAAAGTTGTGTCTGCTGTTAAACTGACCACAGCCGCATTACCAGCAGAGATAAACCCTGCTAGCGATTTGACCGGTCCACTAAAAGTTGATTTTGCCATATTAAGTCTCCTTAATTACGTTTATCGTCTTGGCGAGTCTGCTAGGGCAGTCGATAAACTATTAATTTTATCCCTAGTTGATTACTAAGATTATATATGAAATTAAGGGAATACAAGAAAAAAGTTGCCGGGTTGAGTGAGAAACCCCCGGCAAAGGTTCCTTTAGAATTGAACTGTTATGCTCCGGGAGAACCGAATACACATCTTGGATCCGAGAATCCAAAAGAGTATCTTTCTCTAGCCTTGTACCTAACGTTACCAGTATCGAAGTCTGCTTCCATTGAAGTTCTGATTGGTGACCTAGCGAACATTTTAAATCCGTTTGGTGCATCAGTCTTAATAAAGAAAGCATCAGTGTCTGTCAAATAGTGGTTAACCACATAACCTTCAGGCAGCATACCCATGTTTCTGATAGCGTTTACATCGTTATCAGAAGTAGCTGTTCTCAAAGTTGATTCAAGCAATCTGTCAGCTGTGAACTGTAGCTCTTTAGGAATAATTAACTTAGTTCCTTGTACTGCTACTTTTAGTCCACGTTCATCAATGAACGCCGCAATATCAATCAACGCTTGCTCAAGAGAAGTTTCGTTTAAGTCAGCAGCAGTAGAAAGCTCATTTCTGAAGTTACCACCACCGATAGTAGGGTGGTCAGTAGCACAGAGCTCTTTACCGTCACCGCCAGCAAAACTGCTGTTGAACGCGTTGTTTAAAACTGAGGCTGCTTTAATTTGCTTGGTGTTTGACATACTTCTAGCTAAAGCTCTTGTGTATCTTGCAGACAATCTGTCGTACAAGTTATCTTCAATCGCTTCTTCAGTGATACTGAAAGCTAAGGCAACTGTCTCGTGAGTGTAACGAGCTGTGAATGATTCTTGCGCTGTGTCAAAAGCCACTCCTGCTCCCTCAGACTTAACAGGTGCTGCATCAAATCCGGAAAGCATTACCTCTTCTTCAAAGGCACGATCTGAAGTTTCTGTGTCGAAAATTTCGGCATGTTCATCTTCATATCTGTCGTACTCTAATCCAAAAAGTGCATTTAATCCGGGCTCTAGTTCTTTTACTAATTGTGCTCTAGATATTGCCATCTTATGTACCTGCTACGGGACCTCTGTACGCGTGCTCATTAATTTGAACAATCAAATTAGTGTGCGTTGTACCGAGTTCATCGTTATTTGGTCCTTGGTCTACACCAACTATTTTGAGCTGTAAGCCCTGAGTAGTTGCTATAGTCGAAACGTCAAGTTCTCTGGAGGAGATTCCAGTTGTAGTGCTTCCGCTTGTTCCAACAGTATCAGCGTTCTTCCCTACGTTTGCTTGAGCAGTGTTCGTTGCCGAATCACCTTGGATCAAGAACAAAGTGTTAGGGTCGTCGTAAATGTATACTTCAATGTCACCTGAGCTAGCAGTAGTGCTTGCTACATAGTGGTTTTTGTATACAGGTCCGTCTGAAGATTGGTAGAACACGCCGTTAAATACACCAACAATGTTAGCGTCACTTACACCAGCTTGCTCAATGTAACCAGCGTTAAATTTAACGAGGTCACCTTGGAAGATAGTAGTGCCATAACCTGATGGATTAATTAAGTATTTATTAGCGGATGGGACAGCACTTGCTGGGTTAAGTCCTTTGTAAGGTCTTAAACCAAAAGCTGCATCTACATTAGCCATTAAACTTTTCCTTTTTACAAATTAAAATTAAGAAACAAATTCGATTACTCGCCTCTGTTTCCGCCAAATGTTACGCGACTTTGTCTATTTTTATTAATAGGCATGGCTGGATTTTCTTCTTTCATCAAATCGTTATCTACTGATAGCATTTGATCCCTAGTCTTTGCTTGGAAGTATTGACTTCTTTCATCTACAGTTTCCTGCGGAATCCTACAAAGCACTAGACCGCCAACACCAATTACACCTTCATACTTACCATCACCGATGGACGGATACTGAAAGTCAGGATATTCGTCAGCACGAACGGGCTCCCAGCCTTCTCTGAGTCTGGCGCTTGCGTTCTTGGTGTCGTCGTATCCTCTGACTTCAGTTCGTACCCATCTGTGTACGTAACCTGCTGGTGGCTCTGGTGCATCCAAAGCGGAAGGAGGGGCCCAAGGTCTTCTTTGAGAAGTTCTTTCTCTTGACTGAGCCTCGCGTGGTTCACGAGTTGTGTCGTTTTGTTTTTTATCTGCCATTATGTTATCTCCACGTTATTTAACATACTTCGCGTATTCTTCAAGTGGCACACCCAATTTTTTAGCTATTGATACCTGTGAAGGTGTGAGTTTCACAGATTTGCTGCGTCCAGTTTTTGCACTGCGTTTAGCAGATGCAACCGCTTGAACGGGTCGGTTTTTAGTGGATGAGTCTTCATCAAACTTGTGAGGAAACTCATCTCTAATCCTTTTGTCCACTTCAGTATAATACTCATCACTACTCGGATCAAATCCTTCTTTAACTAGATCTTCGTGAATCGCAAAAGAAGTCATGGTCATGGCCCTGTCCTGCCCGAACCATTGGTTATCTTCTGCCCACGATTCCGCCTTTGGATCAGGGTCTGGATACTGAGGTTGCTCGTATGTGGGGGTTTGAGTTGTAGGGGCTTGCTCTGCCTCAACGGGTTTTGCAGCTTCCCTTTCCTTGTTAGCGCGTTCTAGACCGCTAGCGTCTGCCGCGAAAGCAGCTAGTCTTTGTTGCGCTTCGGTTTGTTTGTCTATGTCTCCGTCTTCGTTAGCTTTTCTTAAATCGGCTTTTGCCTTTTCGGTTTCTGCCGTTACCCTGTTGGCTTCGGCTAAAATGTAGTTTGAATCTAGTTCTTGTGTTCTTGTTTTTAGAGTATCGTTTTCTAGCTTTACGTTGTTAGCAAACTCTGTTGCCGCCTGCTCTCTAC